TTTTGTTTAAAGGTTTGCGTTCATCCCCCATATTAAAAGGCAAACGACTAACACTAAACCGGATTTAATCATGGTGCGGTTTTCAGGTATTGAGATAAACCGAATAAACCTTTGGTGTCTAAAATCTCAATAGCCTCTTTTGACGCGATAAAAGTACAAACGGCATTTGTAAACTCTTTGCTATCACTCAAAAACCATTGCATTCCTTCTAATGCGTTTGCTCTATCTTCTACCATTTTGGCTCTGATTTCCTGGCGGGCGGTTTTCGTTTCAGGTTTGCTATCGCAAACGAATAAACGATTATCCTTTTTTGTGTTCATACCAATTAGACGGAATAGGTTTGGAAATCTTACAGCGCCCATTGCAAAAAAACGGTTTGCGGTATTATAATACCGCGCCAATGGGTTGGTTTTAGAAAAGGACAAAGCATTGTCGCGTAAAAAAGGAACGCCTAACAAAATGACAGCGGCAATAAAGGACGCCGTTGAATTGTCATTCAGCAAGAAAAACAAGGGCGGTAAATATCTCGACAAGCTGGCTGACGATTTTCCCGCCGTCTATTGTGGTCTGATCGCAAAATGTATGCCGCAAGCGATTGCGGTTGACGTTCAAATTCATGCCATAAACCTTGGCCTTGAAATGAAACGCGCCGCTGACACCCTAGCCCTGCTGACCCATCCACCCGACACACCGCCTCTCATAGATGTAACACCCGACACAGTACAACCTGACACACCGTCACCTGTCACTGTGTCGGGTGATGCTGATGATGTTTAAACAACGCACCCGACACACCACATATTACAATAGGTTGCACACCCGGCATACCACAACTGTTAGTATTAAATCGGTTTTGAGATTATCGAAGGCGGGGTGTGCCGGGTGGTACCCCCGAAGTTTTGGCGGCAATATATTCTATAGTCCTCAAGCGGCCCGTCCGTATTAAAATTTTTTGAAAAATTAGTTAGGACAAATTGTCATGCCTAAGCAACAAGCCCACCCTGACGAGCAACAGCTTATTGCGAAAATCCTTACGTTCAGGGATGACCCACTAGGCTACGTCCTCTACGCCTTTCCGTGGGGGAAACCCGGCACACCCCTTGAAAACCACGTTGGACCCCGTCAGTGGCAGAGGGACGCGCTGACGAAAATGCGTGACCACATTGAAGACAACAAGAATAAACAGATGCAGGGGTTGGACCCTGAACTTATGAAGCTGGCCCGTGCCAGTGGCCGGGGTATCGGCAAGTCCGCGTTTCTGGCATGGGTGGCCCTGTGGCTGTTCTCCTGTCTGCCGTCCTCTACCGTGGTGGTCAGCGCGAACACAGAGATGCAGTTGAAGTCCACGACCTTCCCTGAGATTAGGAAGTGGGCTACCATGTCCATCAATAGCAGATGGTTCGAGCATAACATCATGAGCTTACAACCAGCCGAATGGCTGGTTCAGACGTTGAAGGAGACAACGGGATATGACGATGCGTATTGGTACATTCAGGCGAGGCTCTGGTCAGAGGAGGCACCGGACGCTTATGCCGGGGTCCATAGCCAAATGGCAATGGCGGTCCTGTTCGATGAGGCAAGCGGGATACCGGGGTGCATCTGGCCTGTGGCTCAGGGGTACTTCACGGACAAGACGCTACACAGGTTTTGGATTGCCATATCCAACCCGCGTAATCCGTCAGGCGAGTTCTTTGAGTGTTTTCACGGCAATCGTGACCAATGGGACCATGAGACGATTGACGGCAGATCAGTCGATGAGAACGACAAGTCGCTCTACGACAACATCATCAATCAGTATGGGCAAGACAGCGACCAAGCTAGGGTCGAGGTCTACGGACAGTTCCCCCGGCAGGGTGACGAGAACTTCATGTCGAGGGGCGCGGTAGAGGAGGCGGTGGCGCGTGAGGTGGTCGAGGACTTGGGTGCGCCGCTGTTGATGGGGGTGGACCCGGCACGGATGGGTCGGGACAAGGCGGTGATACGTTTCAGGCAGGGCCGTGATGCGGCCAGCATAGCCCCGTTGGTGTATGCCAAGTGCGACACGGACGAGATGGCGACACACTGTGCCACCGCGATAGAGCGGTACAAGCCCGACCATGTGTTCATTGAGGGTGATGGTATCGGCGGGCCAGTGATCGAGCTATTGAAGAAAGCCGGGTACAACATAACGGAGGTGCTGGTCAGTAAGACAGCGCAAGACCCGACAACGTATTATCTTCACAGGACGGAGTTGTGGGGTCGGATGCGCGATTGGTTGAACACGGGCGTACTGCCGAAGGAAGACGGGTTGATTTCCGACCTGTGTGTGATGCGCTACTCCATCAACCTCAAGGGACAGGTGGCGCTCTGGCCTAAAGAGAAAATGCGGAAGGAAGGTTTCGCCAGCCCTGACTATGCGGACGCCTTGGCGATGACGTTCTCAAGGAATGTCAGTAGGCTCGACGGACGGACAGCCCGGCGCGGAAGACGGAAAAGGGTTGCGCGGGATGTCGATTATGAGCTATTTGGTTAGTGGTCCTCTCCCCGGACAAAACGGTCCTATACCGTTTAAACTCCCCAGCCTTGCGCTGGGGAGTTTTTTCATGTTAGCTTAGAGCGTTGCAACACATGGTAGGAGACTTCAGCATGGGTGGCTTATTTGGGGGCAGTTCAGCCCCTACACCAATCGCACCTCCCGCACCCCCGACACGGTCAGACGCAGAAATTCAGGCGGCGGCGCTTGAAGCGCGTCAGCGTAGAGCCGGGGCGACGGGCCGAACAGAAACCGTCTTGTCCACAGGGGCCGACGAAGAAAACAAAACAGCTAAGAAGCTGTTGGGTACGGCGTAATGGGCGGTGGTAAACCTTCAGTGTCAGCGCCCCCGCCACCCCCTCCAGAACCGGAACCAGAGCCAGCGTCGGCGGCAGTAGCGCGTAAGCGTATCGCGGATGCCAGGGCCGACAGCGACACCACCGGAGCAACCAAGAAACTATTGGGACAGTAGTATGGGCGGTCAAATTCGTACACCGCAAGTGCGCCCAGGTGAGAAGGGCGGCACCGGCACACCTAAGAAGGACAAGCCTGACCTATCCGTCGCGGAGGGGCCGACCACTGGCCCCAAGGGTGACTTTGGCCTGACCAACCTGGGTGAAAGCAAACCTCAAACAGACGAGGGTATCGTTACGACTGTCGGGTCCACACCCGTCCGTAAGAAGAAACCGACGATCACACTGTTAGGTGAGAAACCATGAGTACCAAAGCCGCTGACATCATCAAACGCTATGAACAGTTGGAAAGCGAACGGGGAACGTGGGAAACACACTGGACGGAGATAGCGGACAGGATTTTACCACGGTACTCTGATACCTTTTTCAAACCTACGTCTGAACAGACGAAGGGTGAGAAGCGCACCGAAAAGATGATCGACAGCACGGGCGGCTTGGCCCTTGAGAGGTTTGCCGCCGCGATGGAGAGTATGTTGACACCGCGTACTCAGAAGTGGCACAGGCTGACGCCCGACCATGACGAGTTGGGGAAAGAGCGGGACGTTAAGTTGTGGTTTGAGCAAGCGACCAACGTCCTGTTTAAACAACGCTACGCATCGAAAGCCAACTACGCCAGCCAGCAACATGAAAGCTATATGGGCTTGGGCGCGTTCGGTACGTCCGTCATGTTCGTGGACAAGCACGACAAGGGCGGCTTGCGGTATGCCTCGACCAACATCAAAGAGATTTTGTTTGAGTTGAACCACCAAGGTTTGCTCGACACCACCTATCGGAAATACTCACTGACCGCACGGCAGATGATGCAACGGGTCGAGTTGAAGCGGTGGGAAAGCGTACCTGACGAAGTCACGAAGGCGAACGAGAAGACGCCCGACAAACGCTTTGACATCATCCACTGTATTCGTCCACGCAAAGAAGTCGAACCAAACCGGGTGGACGCCAGAGGCAAGGAGTTTGCGTCTTTCTATATCGCCGTCAACGGCCAGCACGTTTTGAGCGAAGGCGGCTACGACACGATGCCGTATCAGATTTCACGGTACGTCACTGGACCGGGTGAAAAATACGGGCGCTCTCCCGCCATGTTTGTTTTACCGTCCATAAAAGTTTTAAACGAGCAGAAGAAAACAATGCTCACGCAGGGACACAGAGCGGTTGCGCCCGTTCTGTTATCGCATGATGACGGTATCCTTGATACCTTCAGCATGGCCCCCGGCAGTATGAACCCCGGCGGTGTTACCGCCGAAGGCCGCGCCCTTGTCCACGCCCTCCCCGTGGGCAACCTCGCGGCTGGGCAAGAGTTGATGGACATGGAGCGTCAAGTAATTAACGATGGATTTTTAGTTAGCCTTTTTCAAATCCTCGTAGAGACGCCTCAGATGACGGCGACAGAAGTGTTGGAACGCGCCCGTGAGAAGGGTGCGTTGTTGTCTCCCACGATGGGACGCCAACAGTCTGAAAGCCTTGGCCCGATGATCGAACGTGAAGTTGACGTTCTTATGAAACAAAATATCTTACCCCCGATGCCCGAAGTCATGGTTGAGGCACAGGCCGAGTTTGAGATTGTCTATGACAGCCCCCTGTCCCGGTCCCAACGGGCAGAGGAAGCAAGCGGCTGGCTCCGCACGTTGGAAGCCGCCATTGCCTACGCGAACACCACGCAAGACCTGTCGGTCCTCGACCAGTTCGACAGCGATGTCATCTACCAGCAACTAGCGGAGATCAACGCGGTCCCGGCGTCTTGGATGCGTGATCCCGCCGCGATTCAACAACTACGCGAAGCCCGCGCACAACAACAACAAATGCAACAGATGGTCGATGCCGCGCCCGCCGCCGCTGGTGTAATGAAGGCGCTGAACTAATGGCGGTTATACAATTAGCGGAACAGGTGAAAAACTTTCTTGTCACCCGTGGACAAGCCTACCGTCAGACGTTCAACGGAATTTATGGTGAGCGGGTCTTGATTGATCTGGCGCGGTTCTGTCGGGCGAATGAGAGTACGTTCGTACCTGATTCCCGCGCTGAAGGAATTTTACAAGGACGCCGTGAGGTGTGGCTCCGTATCTCAAAACACCTCAACCTGTCTGAAGATCAGCTTCAGACGTACTTCAACCCACAAGGAGAGTAGAGACAATGGCCGAAGAAGCTGGGTCCGTGGAAGCGGGCAACCCAGGGGAAGCAAACGCGCCCTCTGGCGAGACAAGCGCAGACGTAAACGCGGTAGCGGGTTCGCCCCTAGCTACTGAAACAACGACAGGTTGGATTGAAGGGGTACAAGACCCCACGACGAAGGCTTGGGCTGAAGCAAAAGGATTACAAAACGGAAGTTTTGAAAATGTCCTTGGGAGTTACCACAACCTCGAAAAGATGGTCGGCGCAGACCGCGCCGGGCGCACGATTACTATGCTGGGTGATGATGCCACACCGGAAGAAAAAGCTGAGTTCTACACAAAGCTGGGGCGTCCGAAGGAAGCGGGGCAATACTCTGTCGCGTTGCCTGAAGGCGTCACCGATACCACACGCATTGATATGATGCGTAACAAAGCGCACGAACTTGGTATCACGGATGCCCAGCTATCGGGTTTGGCTGAAGCCGACCAAGCGTACTTTGAAGCCGCTACGCAAGGGGCAGTAGATGACAAAGCCGTCTCTGCCGCTGATGCGGAGAAACAGTTGCGTACCGAATGGGGCGCGGCGTTCGACTTGAAGGTTGCGGGTATTGACGTTGCCGCTCACAAGTTAGGTATGTCGGACGAACAGTTGACGGGCTTGCGCGAAAGCATGGGTCCGGTGGAAGCCATGAAATTCGTGGACGGTTTAAACACTAAGATTGGAGATCACAATTTCGAAGATGGCATCCCCGTCACACCGGGCCACAAGACGCCTGAACAAGCTAAAGCAGAATTAGCGGACCTGTCCATGAATAAGGAATTTCAGGACGCTTGGCTCAATAAACAACACCCCGGTCACACGGCGGCGGTTGAGAAGAAAGCCGCCTTGGCTCGTCTCATGGCGGGTGTGGTGTAATGAAACAGGTTCGCTTAGAGGCCCTCAAGCTGGCAAGCCAGCTTGAGGGTGTGACCTCTGACAATGTATTGGCTGTCGCTGAAATCTTGGCGCAGTATATTGAAGAAGGTCCGAAGGTTGTTGAGTTGACTACACCACCCCGACAAACCCGAAAGAAACATAAAACATGAAACCGTGATCCCCTTGCGTTTAAACATCATATATGCCAATAATGAAATCAGAGCGCACCATGTGGTGTAGAACGGGCCTCGTCGATAACCCGCAAGGGCCGACCAAACAGCCCTAGTATTGGCCCCGGCTCACCGGACAAGCCTTCAGCTTTTGTTTTAACTGACAGAAGGAAGGCATTTACAATGTCTAACGAAATCCTAGACTGGTCACTTATTGACTATAAAAGCACTGTTGAGCATCTGCTTCAACAGCGTGGGTCTAAGTTTCGTGGCGCGGTTATGGAAGACAGCTACCACGGTAAAAGTGGTGCCGCCGTCAACCAACTCGGTGCAGTTACGGCGGTTGCTAAAACCACTCGCCATGCCGATACACCGTTAATCGAAACCCCCCAAGATAAGCGTTGGGTTTTTCCCACCGATTATGAATGGGCTGACCTCATTGACGATCAAGACAAGCTCCGTATCATTGCCGATCCCACCAGCCCCTACGCCATCAACGGCGCTATGGCTCTTGGCCGTGCAATCGATGACCTCATCATCACCGCCGCCACGGGGACTTCCCTGACGGGCGAAGATGGGACCACTTCAACGACTTTTCCGGCTGGTCAAACAGCCGGGACAACGGCTGGTGGCTTAACGATTGCCAAACTGCGTGAAGCCATGCAGTTGTTGATTGCCGCTGAAGTCGATGTGGACAACGAGCCTTTGTGGTGTGCCATTGGCGCACAACAGCACGACGATCTTTTAGGTCAAACTCAGGCTGTCAGCCTGGATTTCACAAATAAGCCTGTGCTTGTTGATGGACGTATTAGAGCCTTCATGGGCTTTAACTTCATCGACAGCCAACGTCTTGCTCTCTCTGGTACAGATCGCACCGTGGTTACTTGGGCGCAATCTGGCCTTCACCTTGGACTCTGGAACGACATCAATGTCCAGATTTCAGATCGTGCCGACAAATCTTACTCAACTCAGGTCTACGTCAAGGGAACTTTTGGCGCTACCCGTATTGAGGAAAAGAAAGTCGTCGCAATCACTTGTTCGGAGGCTTAAACGATGGCTACAGTTTATAGCACCCAGAAAACTAAGTGGGACCAAGACAGCCCTAAGACTAAGATCAAGACCAGTGAATCTGCTGGTCGTGTTCGTGTTTCTTATGCCGATTACACAGCGGCGACGGAACAGTCTGACATCCATATGTTCAATCTGCCAAACGGGGCGCGTATCCTGTCCATGCAGCTTGTCCATGTGGCTCTTGGTAGCACAACCACACTGTCTGTCGGCCATGCGGCTTACAACAACAGCGCGGGGACTGCGGTTGCTCTTGATGTCGATGACTTCAAAGCAGCAGCGGCGTCTACGGGTATCACCACGGTTGGTGCGGCTCTGACGGCGGCGCTTAAGTTGAACAGCATCGTTGACGCAGACGAGGACGGTATCCCAATTACCGTGTCTCTGGCTGGCGCTAACGGGTCGGGAAAGATTGAACTCACCTGTA